GACAACGGCTGTGCGGGTTCAAGTCCCGCTTCGAGTACACGTCTCCCCGATTTGCAATCGGGGTACATTCTATGGTCTACGGATTTTTTCATATGGTTCAGGAGAAGCAATTTCTCCCCTCAAATTTCCCATCGAGCTGCGGTTCGGTGGGATTTTTGGGCTTAAGTACAATGGCGCCAATCAATAAGAACAAAAACGGGACGTGTTTTTCGCGCCCCGTTTTTTGTATCCCTTTCACACTTCGAAAGGGGGCATTTTCGCCCCTTTTGATCGTCTACTTTACTTCTTGGAAGGTCGTCGAGTAGATCAGATTGAATACGACGATCTTATTGCTGCGTGTCTGCATTGTGGCACGGCTGCGGCTGAGGGTGGAAACCGTATCGCCCAGCGTCTCACCTTGGAGGGCATCGTGCAGCTTTTCCACCGTGTCGAGTATTTGCAGGGCCATGTCGCGCACCTTTTCAGGGGCGTGATTGTGCGTTTCGCCAGCCGGAGGAAAGGCCACGCGTAGGGTGATGTCGGCCATCACCAATTGCGTATTCACTTCCACAGCGAGGTCGCGGCAATTCGTGTAGTCGATGCTCAGCAGACAGCAAGGCCATTCCACGGGCGGGCGTTCGCCGGATGCGCTCAGCTGCCCGCGGTCGAAGTCTATAAAACGAATCTCGGGCACACATTGCCCGATCCGGTCGCATAAAGCGATAAACAGTTCCTTATTCATTGCCTCTATTCTATTTGATTACAGTATGCCATCGATGGCCTCATCGAGACGCTTTTTGATGCGGTCGGCCATGTCTCGAGAATAGCCCATGAATTGCCGCTTGGGGATATTCATGTGACGCGTGTGCGCCTTTACCGTGCCCGGGGCGTCGCCGGCATCCGCCTTTTTCTTATTCGCTTTGCCCTTCGTGCTGCGCACGTAGGACTGTATAGCCACATCCCCCTCGAACCCCTCATTGTGCACTTGTGCGTAGGGCACTTGGGCGTTACCAGCTGAGATGACGACCTTATCTGGCCCCACGTAGGCGGGGCGGATACTATTCATCAGATTACCGCTTTGCACCAATAGGGAGCCGCTCTTTTTCGGTCTGCCTGGTATCCACGGAGATCCATCGAACCCTTTCACGGCAAAGCGCTCTTTGTAATACTCTACGGCTGTCTCTGAAACAATGGCAGGCGCAGTGCTCAAAATCTTTTCCGGTAAAGCCTTCAAATAGTCCCGAAATTCTTCCAAATCCATACTCTACTTTCCTGTTTAGTTGTATTTTTGCGCTGAAGTCTGCAATCACGGTTAAGCAATATCGTCAACACCTCGGGGATGATGGGGGGGAGAAGCGTCTGTAACAGCTACAGCGTGGATTGCTGATTAATCCCCATACAATAAGCCGGATCGCTCCGGCTTATTTTGTTTTCGGGGCTTTCTTAATCAGCAACCCGCGACGCACATTCTTATCCCTTAGTACATACCACGATTTTAGCATCAGCTTCGCTCGTTCAACTTTTCCAATCACGGCGATCGCCTCATCTTTGTAGTATTTGATCATTATGTAATTGTTGACTGCCCTCACATGGGTGTTCCTATCTTTTCGATCTCGACCAAGCCACACTTCATCAGGCGCATCAGCTACTTCCCGGATGGTATTCAAAAACTCAGTGCGGAAAGCCCGTTTCTTTACTGTATCTGTAGAGTGCGCAGTAAACGCCTTCTTTGTCATCTGCCACACACGGCCGACATAGTCTTTCACTTTCAACAGTTCCATACCGGCCTCAATGACTTTATTCGCATCAAACCATTCTTCCGGTGATCCCTTGTATTTGGGCACCTCTTTTTTTGCTTCCTCTTTTAGCACGTCGATCGATTCCTCAACACCCCATTCGTCTGGGGTGATCTGCTCGATCGTCTTATCCGGCATATCCATGAAGTTTTGGATATACATTTGATTCGCTGTAAATACTTCGGCCTCATTAGCCCGATTGATGCCGAATCCCTGTGTCTCGCACCGTTTCCATTCGGGCGATTCAAGGTATTCGTCGCACTGCGCGCGCATAGCTTCCATATCCAAATCAGCCCCTTCATGCCTCATTCTGGGGGTAATGTAGCAACGGCAGTTCCATCCGTTTGGCGGCATAATCTTTTGCCAGCGCGAGTCTTCTATTGGTAGAATCAGCCCCTCCAACGCTTGGTGCTCCTGCCTTACACGGTTATCTCCCACGGTACGGTATTCCCAAAAGGGGAACACGTTCGTTTGCGCCATAAGGCGCCGGTAGGTGCTTACCGATTCGGCCACGGATACGGCCGTATTGTACTCCGTGCGCAGCCATTGCTCATTGTAGACCTTTAGTAGCGCTCTGGCCTTCTTCCTGAAATCGCTGTAGCCCTTGCTCTCGCGGAACAGACGGTTTAACTCACTCACCTCGGCCAGTGTTTTGGCGGCTGAGAAATGAAACAGGTTTTGCTCCAAGGCGGTGATGTAAGCATCATCGTTGGCATTGTAGACAAAGCCACTATCAGCCAGCCGGACGTCCGCGCGGCGATAGCCCTTTCGCAGTCCGCGGATGAGCTCCGTGTGGGTGTAGGCAAACAGGTCGGCACTGAAATAAGCGCGGCCCTTTGTCTCAATCGTCTGTCGGATCAGGGCATCCGCAAGCGTGGCCTCCGAGAGTGTGAGGATGTCGGATGTCGCCCGGCCGTATGACCGGGCGGGGACGAAAAAATCGAACAACCGGGTAAAGAAATTGCCGCGGTCGCGATCCGCATGTTTCACTTTGCGACTTGTCGGCGCATCTTCCTCCGCTGCCTTTTTGTCAGACTCTGGCGCGTCTGCCTTGCCTTCATCAAGGCCGGCTTCCTCGTCCGTTTCTTCTTCCTCACTATCCCCCTCAGGCACGCTAAAGAGCGGCTGCGCCTGTCGGCGGGCGATAAGTTCGCCGGGCTCAGGTAGAGGGATGTTGTACTTTTCATGCAGGTAGCTCTGCGGGATGGGCAGGATGTCCGAGAGTTGAATGATCTCGGGCACCTCGAGCTCGCGATCAAAAGCTCTTGCTCTTTCTTTTGAATACGGTAAGGTCTCTTGGTTGCGGAGCGCCGCCTGCTCCCTCTCCTTTTCCCCTCCCTTGATGCAAGAAGGAGCAAAAGAAGATTAAGGGCTGAGCGCCCGCCGTTGCCCGGTAGCGCCTCTTTGCTGGCTTACCTGCCTTGTTGCCCCTTTTCTTCCCTTGATGGAAGAAAAGGGGCAAAAGAAGATCAAGGGCTAGACGCGCTTCGCTCGTCATTGAGGGCGTTCTGCAGGGCTGAAATCCGGCAACTCGCTCTGCTGGCGCGGAGCTCAAACACTCCGGATTTCGGGCGCCCCGCCTCACTGCTCATGACGGCTCACCGCGCATAGGCCCGGGGAGGCCTGACGGCAGATAGCATACTCCACACTCTGCATGTACCCGGCAAGGTTCGCCGGCGGCCTTGAGACGCCCGTCAGAGGTGTCCATCGTACCCTGTGCATCATGGTTTGCAGCTTCGTCTCCGCTACTGCGTCATGCCGCTGATGGCGCTCGATACCTGGTTCACGGCCGAGGACACGGTGGTTGCGGAGCGCCGCCTGCTCCCTCTCCTTTTCCCCTCCCTTGATGCAAGAAGGAGCAAAAGAAGATTAAGGGCTGGGTATGCTCCCTAAAGTCTTCGGGCCCGGACGCCTTGCACTTCATCCATTTATGAGATACCCTGAGCCATACGCAGTGCGGAGCGCCACGCGGCCACATCGTGGACAGTGCGTACCACGGGCTGCACGATGATCTGCGTAGAGATGGGGCCAGCGGTGGCCTGTTTATGCTTCGTTTTATTGCTCATTAAATGGCGTTTAATCGATGTTTAATCAGTGCTTAATAATGCTGGCCGCGTTTGGGGTTGCTGCCAAAGTGGATCTTTCCGATCGGCGACTCATTGCCGGGCTCAGCAGTGCGCGGGGGTAGGTCGGGCGAGAGATCGCCCTTTTGCACAAGTCGCAGCCATGCGATAGCGCTGTCGTAACGCTTTTCGCGCAGTTCCATATCGATACAGGCATTCCCGAGGTTCACAAAGTGCCACACGGCAATGTCTTTGACAAATAGCAGCAACAGCGCATTGCGCGCCTCACCCTC